ACAGGTGAGGAGGGGGGTCAACCCCGAACAAGAAAATTACTTTCTTGTGCGATCTTTTCTAACGATCGAGCGTGGGCCTACGCAGGACTCGAAGTCCGTGCAAGGAACACGCAGGTACTGCTCGACCGTAAATTCCCAGAAAAGATCTCGACCGTCAAGGTCGGACGTGGACGCCCAGTCCCAAGAGGAACTGTAACGCCGACGCACATTAGTCCGATTAGTCCCTTCAGTACGAAGGGCAATCCGACCGTTCCTAATAAAACCTCCAAGAAACGTGATGAAGAGACCTGGTCCATTATATATAAAACCAGGAAGAGTTCCAACAGGAACTCGCTCACCATCAGCCTTGTCATAAGGGATTGAATACGACTTCGGGACAGCAACAAGAGCTAAATAAGCTCTCGAGCTGGCACCTAGCCGAACAATTCCTTGCTGAGTGTCAACAAACCCTTTGCAAAATAATGATTTCCTATTTTTAGACGCAGAAGGGTCTCTCGATAAGAGACTTCTTCCAAGTCTGGAATAGAATTCATCATAAAGTGAAGAGGGCATCTTGAAACCTTCTGCGTCACCATCACTATACGGAATGATGAGCCTCCTTTCGGGGGGCACACAATCATATAGCGATGCCAACGTTTTGGGTAACATGATGCCACTGCTTGATGACCAGCGCATGATGCGGTTGAACGCAGAGTAAACGTGCGACTCATGTGAAAGCTCCTTTAAGTAAATGCCACGAATTTGATGGCCTTTAAAGTAGTCGCCACCACATGACTCTCGGAAATAGCCTGTGTTGAATGATTTGCTTTCATTCACAGAAAACCCGAAGAGACGCAAAGTTGAAGAGATGAACTCATATGCTTCTTTAAGCACGATGATATCGTCTCCAAACACTGCGAAGTTCTGGGGGCCATTCTGTTTAGTACCGTATTGTGGGGTTAAACCCATGACGCGGTAACAGGCCGTAACGAGCGATGCGAAGATCAACGTCATAAGAGGAAAAGTAAAAGCATTCCCCATTGACGAGATCATATCGAGTTTAACCGTAGTACCGTCCGGGAGGACGGTTTCCGGCGAACGAGCCAGCATTAGCCACCTGAAAAGAACATCAGGTACTAAGAGGCGGACGAGTTCAATCGATATACTGTCTGACGCGCTAGATAGATCGATGGTTCCAAAAGAACCATCTTTCGACCCAATACGCGCCAGCTTACGATTCAGCACAGGTTGTTTGGAAAGATCAATATGATACTTTCTATGCAGCTCATGTTGAAGGTAAGCACCGATTCCTTTCTGAAACAACATGTTCAGAGTAGGCTCGGTACAGATACTTCGCGAAACATCGCATGTTTTAGGAACAAATGACAAAAGGCTTCCCGTCACCAAAGAGTCTCCTTTGTGGGCTGAACGTAAAAGTTCAGCCTGTGAAACCAAAGGATAATCTGCAATGGCGCACCGATATTCTCGGTAAAGACGATCGCTGGTACGAGTAAGAGGGCTGTTGAAGAGTTTTGTATAAAAATCATACGACTCACAGCCAATATTCGCACCCGGGCCTAGGCCAAAACCGGCGGAAATGCTCGCCAGGTCTAACTTAAGTTCGGGACCGCGGAAAACGACATCGTCAAATGAAGCTTTCACCTCATTAGTAACAACATCGTGAAAGATATGAGTCGGATGGTAGCGATAAGCCCGACAAGAATCGTTAGAAACAAGAAACTTGTCAAGGCAAACCTTATCAGCCGATTCACGACTGGATTCATCAACATACTTCTTTTTGAAGCTGTCGATGAGCCAGATCTTCCGCGCGGTTTCAACATCCAGGTCGCTGGTAAGCGGCCGGGAATTGATTCCAACATCGTCAAGCAGGTTTCGGTAAAGACTAGTAATAGCATACATAGGCTTACTCCCAAGATGTGAAAGACGAAGAGCTCAAACGCTTGCTGCAGAATGAAAAGCTTATTAGGCGATTCACTAAGCAGCGCGCGGACGAGCCCTTCGAAAACCACGGCCCTCTCCACTAGAAAATTCTAGAGGAGACCCGTGACAGACGTATCTCCGCTACCCGAAGAAAGTTGGGCAACAGCGCCGGCGAAAGCCGACATGAGAGCACGTACGTCAACAGGGGAGGCCACATCCGCACCTGCGGCAATGCCGATTTCGGCCTTGACGTAGGAAATCGCAGGTGGCTGACCAGCCAAGGGCACTGTCCCTTTTCGGACAATGATTTTGTACTGGTTAATGGGCACATTGGGGAGTAGGCCAGTGACAGGGTTAGGTTTCCCTAACACCTTGAAAGCCTTGGGCTTCCAAACCGATATTGTAAACGGCGAAGACGCCGAATGCACTACCGGGGTATTACCAGCTCCACCGACTGCGGTCACCGCCCATTGTTTCATATTCACGTCTGTAGCCTGATCGGCTACATTCGTATAGGTAGGTGACGTAAAGCCGGTTTGTGCCCCGCCCGTTATGGGAGAGGTAACGTTCATGGTCATATGATCATGGTCCTAAGAATGAAACGGTTAAGTCAAATAAAACTATTTGACCGCATTCGTCCTTGCGCGAGAAGAAGCGCCGCCATATTTCCCACTTGACGTGGTAAGTCTGGCAGCTGAAAGCGTAACTGAGGGTAAGTTAAACCTCCAGATCTTCTCTTCGTGTTGGACACCTCAGATATAAACTCACCGGCGTCAATTCTGCCAGCATTAACAAACTGGTTACCCCAGGTCGCCTTTGTATTAGGAACGTCTAACCGAGCAGTAAGTTTCCTTATTGCTCCGGTATATTCGGTCTTAGATACCCAGGTGACTGAAGCAAGATCAGTAGTATATGCTTCCAGAACATTGTTGACATTAGCAAAATAGTCAACCAAAAACGACCACGGAAGGAGCTCCCAGACGGTTGGAATGAAGTTCTGCATAGAAAAACCGCAGAGTTCAATCAGCCTATCAGGTGTCCCTTGAGGAGCCGTTAAGGACGCAGACAAACCTACCTTGTAGCTCACACGATTGAGCAGCGTTTCACGACGATCCCATAAAGTACTCATGGTAACGGGTGATACGCCAGCTTGATTATGTAAGTCAACGGTAACATTCTCGTGTACACCCACTGCAGAGACTCTCTCCCGACGAATGTCGGTATTGAACCTTGCAAGGGCGATGGCAGCACTCTTTATATCTGAAATAAGAGGACTCCACCCGAAACTGTACTCGAGCCATGTATCCGCCAGCATCTTTTTAACATCAAGTTCTCGGGATGCATTTTTTCCTACAGGCTGCCAATTCCCAAACGCGTCGCGAATGCGACGGGTTGAAGGAGGCCTTCTGTAGATGCCTTTAAGGTTTTTCTCGACCTTAAGCATATACATTCCAAGTCCTTTTTGCAAAGATTCTGCCGGACGTCTGATCATCATCAGCGATTCTCTAAGTTCTCCAAGAAACGTTGGACCAGAAATCTGGTACATCGCATTTCGGATTGCCTTAAAGATTGCCGTTGATGCCCGGTTATTTGCTTCAGCAAGACCAACTCCGGCTTGTGAAAAATCAGGCCAGTTAAGGACATAGAAGTTACTGAAAAACGGAAAAGAATCCGAAATTTCGATAACTTGCCCTTGAGTGACTCCAGAGTTGGGCTTAACGAAGGCCGAAAGCGTCTTCACGCCGCCGAGCCTGCGTTCGTATCGATAGGCATCGAGGTTATTAACAGCAGATTGACCGTGACGAACATTGTAACGGTACTTAGGCAAGTCAGCGCCGACTCGTGAATAAGTATTCCCGAGGCCGCCCTGGTTGTTGTAAGAAACCGTTCCAGTGCTCGAATGGAGAACTTGCTGGATCGCATAATGCGAATCAAAAACCTTAGATGTCATACGATACTCCTAAAGCCGAGGTAGTTTTAAGCCTCGACTGATTAATGATCAGCTATACCTGAACTGAATGAAACCGCATGCCCGTAAAACGGGTATAGGGAGTCTCATCAGTATCTCAGACGCACTAATCAAGGGTAACAGAAACCCAAAGGGGGCCCCCGAGAGGGG